GCCCGTGAACGCCCCAAGGGCGATCATTGTCGAAACGGAGAATCTGCTCGATGAAGTAGTCGAGAGTCTTCGCTCGGCGATAATCGTTAAACTCCCCGAGGTCATCCATCAGGGTGCCGAATAACGCCTCGTACATCGACTGTAGAATAGAAGCGACTTCTTCATCGCGTCCATCCTGTGCAGTCGTATGGTCGAGGTTATAATCGGCATATCCGGATCGTATCGCACTATATCGTAAGACGTAGTGTGAATACTCATCAGGAAGCATTGCTATGGTATTCTGTTCGTTTACCATGGTAGTACCTTTCTGATGCGGAGTTTTAGGGAGCCTCTCTTGGGTGACATTGTTGGGTCACCAGAATAGGTCTCCGAACTTCCGCGGTTAAGTTGGAAGTAAAGTAACCTATCCTCTTCGAAGAGTTCATCACTGAATTTCTTCGAGGTTGAAACCAGGGTGGTGACATACTGTTCTGGAGCCCGAACCTTACGGTTCATTCTCCATTTCGGTGCGTCTCCAAACCGGTCAAAGTGCCAACCAAGTCCTGAACAAGTGTCCTTGACGGTCGGTAGCTTATATATCTTATCGATATAGTCCGCGATCCGATGCGCCGTCATAGCATAGCCGCTCTTGTAAAAGCGGTTAGCCATGCTAACCCAAGACACAAAGTTCGTAGCGTCACGGAGTGACTTTGGTGGGTGTTGACGTAAGTAAACGGGCGTCACAAGGACGCCGTTGAAATAGTCCATACCACACGATTCTCTGAAACCTCCTTTATAAAAGGTTTTTCGAGAATTTACCTTTAGGCCGAAGGCCTCCAGGTACTCAGTCACTTTAACGATGCAGTCTGCGGGGACAATTAAGTCATCCCCGAAGACCAGTATGTCCTTTCGGGCATTTTCGAATGCTTGTAGGGATTTAGGCTTGCCCGACCTATTAAAGACCTTTCGCTCATCACAAACTGCAGCAATGCAGATCATGAGAAAGCAAATGGCCTCTACTGGGAAGGTAAGAGCAGAACCCATCGAAGCGTACTTCCGGAGATGTATAATACTTCCATCTTGCATCACAGCTCTAGTCGATCGGAACCCGTAAAGGTGCCGAAGAAGATTTGGGCTGTGCCGGAAAATGAGAGAGACTAGCTTAACGCTAACTCTGTCCGACGCTTCGGAGAGGTCAACAGTGGCAAGCTTGCCATCAAGAGATCCTCTAAGGGCAGCCTCCTGGTTAGGAGTCTGATCTTGGAAGTTCAAGTGGCTATAGATAGACCTCCCCGAAGGGAAGGCTTTTCTATACGTGCCGACCCGGTGAAGACTCGAGACCAAACGCGCTGCCGTCAGTTGTTGTGCTGACTGCATTGCGGTCGGTTCAACGCAGATAATGCGTGAAGTCTTCATCGTTTTTGGAACAGAGACAACCCTTACGGGTCGCTCGTCCATAGGCAATGTTGCCTCTCTATTGGACTGGTGCACGGTTGAGAAACCGTACAAATACTCCCAGCTCAATAAATCGTCCCACCTCTTGTAGAACTCACGACCACGATACTTTCCATTAGCCCAAGCCTTATCGGCTGTAGCTCCTGGACCGTGTCGCGGAAGGATCGATATATCATCGATCGCTTTCATAAATTCAACATCAACAGACGGAAAAAACCGCCTGCAGACATTGTTAACTATGAAAGTTTTGTCCTGCGAGAAGGAAGGCAGTCTTCTGAGACTGTTATCTACGGAGACGTAATCTTCTTTTGCCCTACGATCCCTTACGGGGTCGCAGACTTGGAAGATCTTCTTACCGTTTCCGCAGATAAGCCGTATGAGTTTTACGGCAACCGGGTCTGGATGCGCCAAAAGCGTCCCAGTCTCAGAGTCAAGAACACGACGCGTCAACCCGTGTAAGAAACACGGTAAGACGGATACATGTTTAGGTCTCTTTCGAAACCTTGCATATATCGAGGTCGCCATTCGTCCGGTTTGTAAGCTCTGTTCGAGCCACTCACCGAATAATGGAAGGGTTATTCCAACAAATGAATAACCTTCGTTCTTGAAACGCGATAGAATTGTAATTCTATCGCGGTCCATACTAGCACGAGTTAAGAGATGTGCTTCATCGAGTATCGATAGAAGGATATCTAGGCTTTTCATTGATTCTCCGCTCGTTAAGAGATGAGGGTTTCAATCCATAGCCTAACATGCTCGTAGACTGCACCCATTTTAGAATGGATGCAATCGACTAAATCCGTCCACGTGGTGAACGCACAAGTGAGCTTGATCATTCAGATTAAGACTCGAGTGCGAGAAATTTCGCCATGTTGGCCGTCTGTGACATGTAGCCACAAATGCCAGTAATGATATCCGTCAGATTTGCTGAAGTAAATCCAGCAGTCGGACGGTTCAACACGACATATGCGCTTGCAGACACAGTTCTGGTTAGGCCGGTCGACGGGTCCACGTAAGGAGTGAAGAAGTCAAGACGTGCCTCTGAACGAGTACGAGAACCACGCGTATGCGTGATTTTCGCCGTGTAGAGAGCGTCCGACGTCGAATACTCCGAAGCGTACCCATCGGTCCGAATCCGGGCCATAGATTTAGCGGTCCCGCCGGAGATAGCATTTGCTTGTCCCACGGCGATAGAGATCGGGTCTGCGAACATGATAGATCCTTTTCTTGTTGTTGGGAAGATCTCATATCTTCCTTACTATGTCCGGGGGGCAGAATGTTTACTGCCCCTCGAAAGGCCTAGTGCAGCAAGGATCGACCACTGATACGCCGATAAAGACGCATAGGTGAATCCAAACCCGTAAGGGTTTGCGACCTCCCTCCGGCGAAACTCGTATATTGTGCGGCTAGTGCCGCCCAGTTTTACGGGCTGACCGGACCAATCAAAACGTGGTGGCGGAGTTAGGAACCCAAAGGTACCTGTATTCACAACAGTGAACCCAGGAGCTTCGTATGTGAAAGTTTCCTCACACATAACGTAAGCATATTCTGCGAGAACCTGATAACGCGACCTAAAATAAACGTTTTGTAAGACTTCCGCTACATTCGTAGCCCAGCCGTATAGCCACGTCCAAGGCATAACTTTGTAAATTATGCTAGGATCGAGGTCCATTCCGTACAAGGCCAGCTTCAATTGGGTATGATTTCCCTTTCGATACTGGTCATTTATGTCGGAAAGTTCAGGAATCCAAAAGCGATATTTGGCAGAATACCAAATACGACGCTTAAAGCTCTTGACAACGTCTAGGTTTACGGGGGTCAATACAGAGCCCGAATACATTTCGGTTCTCAACGAAGGAGTCATCGTCGTATGCGGTGCCACGAAACGTGGTATCGCCTCCGAGAAGCCTCCAGAGTCAAGATCGACCTGTCTCCTAACGGACTTACCATTATGTTTGTGCAACCAAGCGAGTTTCTTCGCCAATTTCTCCTGGTAATTTGCAATTGCCGAGAGATCTTGAGCAAAAGGAACCCACCCAAACTGCACATTCAGGTAATTATCCGCTAGGTATTTCGGACCCTTCGCAATGTCGAGTAGAAAAGCTTTAAGGCTAACAATCCGTCCTTTCTTATAAAGAGGTGTGGTTGTCAGTGACTTGAGCGTTCTCAGCGTTTGAGAAATCATCCGCGGAAAATCTTTCATCTC